GTGCCCGCCGGCCGTGTGGCGGTCCGCCCACGACCAGAGCCGGTGCAACTTCCCGACCACGGCATCCTCGTCGATGCGGCACGCCGTGGCGATCCGGATCACGGCCGGGTCGTCCGCCAGGTCGTGCCGCATCTTCAGCCAGTCACCGGCCATCCTGGCCTCCGTTCGTCTTGATCCGATACTCACTCTCCCCGCCCTCGACCTCCCGGCCCGTCCGCTCGACAAGCCCGGCCCGCCTCAGCTCCGGCAGCCGCTTCGACACCGCGGCGACCGTCAGCCCGGCCCGCCGGGCGATCTCCGTCTGGCCGGCTGGGCCGGCCGCCAGGGCCTCGAGCACCTTGGCACAGTGCCCGGCCACCGGCGCCCGCTTCGCGGCCGCGTGCGAGGTCGCAGGGTCGGTCTTCCGCGCCGATGCGAAGATCGGCAGCGACTCGATCGCGTCCATGCTCGTCTGCAGTGCCATCCGCTTACCCTCCGTGTATTTGCCCTGTGACGCCGGGCCGGCGGTCGGATCGCCGGCGGAAAGGTCTCCGGCTCCGGCTGCGGGTGTTTCAGACGACCGCCCGCGGCGTCCTCCCTGGGGCTGTGATGAGTCAGCCCCTGCGGCCGGGAGCGGCCGGACATGTCCTCAGTAGCCGTGCCGATCGAGCAACGCCGCCTCCTGGTCCGTGAGGCGGGTGGCCGGCACGCCCGGCCGCAGCCGCACCGGCGGCAGGCTGCGCCACCGCTCGCGGTTGGCCGCCTCCCGCCGCCGTTCCTCGATCACCTCGGGCCGAGTCTCCTCGCGGAGCTCGGCGTCGACGGCCGCCAGCTCGTCGTTCCACCGGCGACGGGCCGCCACCGGATCGTCCTCGTCGGCGAAGTCATGGTCCCTCATGCCAGGGCATCCTTTCGCTCGGCGGCGTCGGCCTCGGCCCGCAGCTGCTCGGCCCGCCCTGCGAGCTCCTGGCGGATCGCGTCGATCCGGTCGGCCGCCTCCCGCTTCGCGTCCGCGAGGCTGGCGTGGAAGCCCTCCGGCTTGACGATCGTGCCGTGCCGCATCTGCACCATCGGCACGCCTTGGAAGTTGACCGTCTCGCCCTCCTTCGCGTAGATGGTCACCGGGCCGCCGTAGACCTCGATCTTGTGGAGGGTGGTCATCCGATCACCGCCGATCCGACGGCAGCCAGCAGCGGCAGCACCCAGAGGAACGGGATGTCATCGTTGGGCATCACGCCGGAGGCCGCGTCGGCCTTCTGGGTCGGCGTCCGCTTCGCCACCGGCTTCTCGGCCGGCTTCGGCTGGCCGGCGTCGGGCTGCGTCCAGGTCTCGGCCGGGAACCACTTCTCGATCTCGACCTTGCTCTCGTCGGTCTTCGGGTTCGTGTAGATCTTCGTCAGCACCTGGACCCGCTTGCCGACCAGGCAAGAAGGGCTCCACGGAGGACCGTCCTTCGACGGGGCCGGCACGCCAGCGGCCCCGCAGACCGCGCGGTACTGCCATCGCCGCTCCTTGATCCGCGGGATCCGCGTGATCGTCGCCGCGTATCCCGCCGGAGCGTCGATCTCGACCTTCACCTTCAGCATGTTCCCGCCGCTTCCAGGGAACGTCCTCTCGGCCCATGGCTCGACCACCCACGCCGCCTCGGTGATGCTGCCCGTGTATTCGCCCGGCTGCAGCAGCTTCGACTCCTGCTCCTCGCCGCCCCAGTCGCCCCAGTCGATTGCGTCGTCAGACATTCGCCGTCTCCTTCGTGTCCTTCAGAAACCCCAGGCGGGCCGCATACGCTCGGACCGCTTCCATCTGCTCGTTCGTGTACCGATAGTGCCCGTACCGCTTTTCCGGCCGCGACGTCCGCACGGCCTTCTTGATGTCGTCGTCGCTCAGGCAGGGGATCTCCGCCCTGACCAACTCCCGAAACTCCGACCACCGCATCCAGGTCCGCGGCTGGTCGTCGCCCCGCATCCTCGCGAACGACCACCAGTCGCTCATGCCTCCACCTCGCGAGGCTCGATCGCGTCGTGCCGCTTGCCGATCTCGACGTCGAGCCGATTCCGCTGGCTCTCCGTCATGTCGCCGGCGGTCACGGCCTGGTCGGCCTCGTCGGCGATCTGCCCGAGGGCCTCGACGGTGTCGGCCGCGGCCACCCGCTCCAGCCAGCCGCCGCGGGGCCTCGGGCTCGGGGCCGCCCGCGGGCCGGCGAACAGCGGCGCGAGGGCCTCGATCGTCATGGGCAGCTCGGCCGGCAGGCCGTAGCGGTTCTTCGCATCCCAGGCCGCGGTCCGCTCCGCGAACAGGATCCGCTCCTTCCCACCCTTGGCCCGGGTCCGTCCGTCGGTCCCCTCGACCAGCCGCGTCCGGTAGTTCGCGAACAGGAGGGCGTCGGCCCACTCCTTGACGAGCGGGGCCACCTGACGCGAGAGCTTCAGTTCGTACCGATCCCAGCCCTCGTCGAGGTCGGGCGGCGTCGTCCGCTTGACCGTCGAGTGGCCGACGAACACGACGTTCACGCCGCGGTCGATCAGGTTGTCGGCCATGCCCAGGAACGCCGACATGACCTCGGCGAGCTTCACGAACCCCTTGCCGAAGCCGTAGTCCTCGACGCTCCGCTTGCCGTCCTTTCGGAGCATGTGCTCGAGGGCGAGCCGCTCGGCCCAGTCCACCGAATCGACGACCACCGTCGCGAAGCCCTGGGCGTGGCCGCCGAGGTCCACCATCGCCCCCTGGAGCGTCATCCAGTCGGAGCACCGGACGCGGGCACAGTCGATCTGACGCGTGCCGTCCTCGGTGTCGAGGATCACGGGGTTCGGGAACTGTGCCGCCAGCGTGCTCTTGCCGATGCCCTCGGTGCCGTACAGCACCACGCGGGCCGCTCCGCGGCTGACGCCGCGCTCGATCTTGATCGCCATCACTTCCCCTCCGTTTGCCGAACCGTCTCCATGTCGACCCAGCCCGCGCGGGCCAGCGTCGCGAAATCGGAGGCGGCCGGTCCGTCGACCGCCCCCGACCGGGTGCATCCATGCCGACCGGCATCCCGCCGGCATCCTCCGCCGCGGCATCCGCCACGGGGCTCCTCCCTGCGATTCATCACCACCGCCAGGCCGACCGCCACGGCCCCGAGCGTGAACGTCATCAAGAACGCCGCCGCCACGATCAGCCAGAAGCCCAGCCACGCGTCGCTCATCGCAGCACCTCGCCTTCGGTGTCGTTCGCGATCACGCGGAACTCGTCGAGGCTCGCCTTTGCCCGCAAGAACAGGGCCGGGCCGGCTGGGATGGCGTAGAGGCCGTCCCCGACGGGCCGGGCCTGGGCGACGAGCTGCTCGAGCACCCGCCCGGGGGCCATGAGCTTCTGGATGGCCCGGGCCTTCCGCTGGAGGAAGGCCTCCCACGGGCCTTCCCGGTAGTCGCGCCGGTGGTGGGCGTGATTGTTGAGCATGATCAGGCCCTCCCGATGTCGCTGGTGGGCGCGACCAGGTGGGCACCGCCGTCGAGGCCGACGATCACCGTCGAGCCCGAGACGTCCATCACGCGGCCCGACCACTGCTTCCCGCCGCTGGACCCGTTGATCCAGTCGCCGATGGACGGCAGCGGCCGACCGTAGAAGTCCTGCATCCCTGCCACCGCCGCAGCGGCTTCCGCATCGCCCGGCATCCGTTCGTTGGCGTCCATGCCTTCGTTCCTTCTTGTGGTGTGGTTAGAACTGACGCGGGGTGTTGTAGGGATGTGGTTAGAACTTGTCAACAGGGAAAAAGGTCGCGAGTTTTGCGGCGATTTCCGCGACGGCAAAAACAGAGCGGGCCAGCGGCGAATCCGATCCCAGCTCCTGGCCGAGCCGGACGAGGACCAGGGCGGTGGTCAGGTTGTTCCAGTTGATCCGTCGCATCGGGTCCTCCTGCTTGTAGCGTTGTGGTTAGAACCACAATCGGCAGTTTCCCGAACGGTCCTTGAATGAGATCAGGCCGACTTCCGGCCCTTGCGCGGACGGCCGGTCGCTGGAATCTCCTTCGCCTTGCGCTCGACCTCTTCTTTGTCGTAGACGAGCGCGCGGTCGTGGAGATGGCCGCACCACAGGTCACCAGCCAGGGCGAGCTGGCGGATCCGTCCCATGCTGCAGCCGAAGATGTCGGCCGCTTCGCGGGTGTTGATGTAGGTCCGGCCGGGCTTGGGTTTGAACGGCATCTTCATGGCCTCCGTAGCGTAGGGGTTCGGGGCCGTGAATCAACACGGCGGCCAGGGGTTCACCCGCGGACCTGTTTCGCGGCCTCGATCATGTCGGACAGCCGGCCCTTCGTGATGCCGGCGGGGATGCGGATCCCGAGGTTCTCCGCGTAGGCGATCTGCTTGTCGCTCGGGGCGTCGGTCCGCCAGGAGCCGGGCCACCTGGGCCACGACAGGACGCCGCCGGCCGCGACGAGCACGGCCACCGCGGCCCCGGCCAGGCCACCCTTGGCCGTGAACGGCATGACGAAGGCCATCACGACCGCGACGCCGATCGCGAGGAACAGACCGGCGGCCCGGACGAAGTAGACGAGGAGCGCCATGACACCGGTGTCCATCGAACGGCCTCGGATTCTGGCGGCGGTGTCCGGCCCTGTTTTGGCCCTGGTTTCCCGGGCAGGATTGAAACGTTTGAAAGTGGCGGGGGTGTTACCGAACCATTCGGTGACCAACGGTGCGGCGGCCAATCGACACGGCCGTCACAACCGGAAGTCACCAAGGAAGGGGGACGCACAGCACGGAAGCGTGACCTATCCCTTAGCCGGAGGTACGCACCATGACACTCGACCGATTCCTGACCGACGTTTACGTTCCGCTTCGTCTCCGCGGCCGCTCGCCCGAAAGCGTCCGCCTTCTTCGCCATGCCATCACCCAGTTCTCCCGGTGGCTTGGCCGGCCCGCCACCCTGGACGACCTCGACGACCTGGTCGTCTCCCAGTGGCTCGCGAAGATGGCCGAGAAGAAGTCGCCCAACTCCGTGTCCCGCGAGCGATCGGGGATCCTCGCCCTGTGGAATCTGGCCCAGGGCCGGGGGCTCGTGCGGCTTCGCCCAACAGTCGCGCCCGAGCTGATCCCGCAGTCCACGCCGCGGGCCTTCACGACGGCCGAGCTGGCGCGGCTCGCGGAGGCCGCGAAGTGGTCGAGCGGGTGGGTGGGGCCGGTGCCCGCCAACGTGTTTTTCCAGGCCCTGATCGCGGTCGGGCTCGAGACGGGCGAGCGCATCAACGCTCTCCTGAAGACGCCGCGGCACTGCTGGCACCGCCCGACGTTGACCGTGCCGGCGGTGATCCGGAAGGGCAAGCGTCAGGAACGGGTCTATGAGCTGTCCCCCGAGGCCTGCGCCCTGGTCGATCGCGTGGTCGCCCACGATGGGCCGACGGTGTTTTGGTGGATCGCGTCGGACACGGCCCTCCGGAAACGATGGAAGACGATCACGCGGCGGGCCGGGCTCGGGGACGGCCGCGACGTTCAGTTCCACGCGCTCCGCCGATCGACAGCGTCACACCTCGCGGCCGCCGGCCTCGACGCGACGAGCTACCTTGGGCACTCGACGGACCGGATCACAAGGCGGTCATACCTCGACCCGCGAGTGGTGGACGCGAGCCGTCCGAAGGCATGGCAGAGCCTGCCGCGGATCTTCAAGCCGGAGCCGGAACCACCGGCACAATCGGCATGATGTGACCGCGGTGCCAGTGTCACCCCCGGATGTTGCCGAACGCCGAATCCGGTGACGCATAATCGGCACGACCGTCTCCACTGGCCCGGCGTTCCAGATTCCAGAATCCGGAACCATCGCCCACGCCGAAGACGGCTTGCATGAACGCGGTCTCGACCGCCTTGCGGAGGTCGTCCGGTCGGCCGTGGTTTTTGATCACGAGGTCGCAGTCGTGCGGGCCGATGAGCCGGTCGCTGACATGGTCGCCTTCCTGCCTGGCGAACCGGTCCACCCACCAGACCTCCCCGCAACGCTCGCGGATCGCCTGGACCTCGTTCGGAAACCGCGTGCCGCAGATGGCAAACACCTGGGAGCCGATGGTCTCGGCGAGTGTGTCGATCCGCTGCATCGTCAGACGGACCCAGATGTCGGGATGGATCATGTCGCGGCCCCACTCCGTGCCCAGCGTCCGCAGGCAGTGACGGGGAACGACCTCGAGGTCGCCGGCGAGAACGCCGCGTTCCTTCTGCGTCCGGTCGCGGAGGACCTCCTCGGGGACGCCGAACATGGCCGCGAGGCCGCGATAGATCGGGTCCGCCCACTGAAGGTGATGAGCCCCGGGGATCATGCTCGCGGCGAGCGTCTTCCCGGCCCCGATCGCCCCAGCCAGGCCGATGATCAGCGGTCCGCGGCGTCGATCCTTCACGTTGTCTGCCTCCTGGTAGTGCCTCACCATGCCGATCAGATGAATGACGTAGGCCGCGAGCGTGCCGCTCGTGCCGTGGTAGGCGCCGCTGAACCGCCGCGCCCGCCGCTCGGCCTCCTCGAGCTGCTCGTCGGTCAGCCACACCCCGCTCATTTCTGCTCCCGGTAGCCGCAGATGTGCAGGACCTTGGCGAGGTCCTTCCCGGCCTGCTCGACCACCTCTTCGCTCGCCTGCGGGAACAGGGCATGGAGCAGCTCGTGGACGATGATCGTCATCCGGTGCCGGCCCCGGAGGCCGTCGTGGATCAGGATCCGCGGCCGCTTCGACTTCTGGGTGAACGTGTAGCCGTAGGCCTGGCCCTTCAGGTCCGTGAACCGGAGGAGCCAGGGCTCGTCGCCGTTGAGCGTGATGTGGTGGTCCTCGCTCACGACGACCTCACCTTCCCGTTCGTGATTCGGAAATTGGAAACGTCGAACTCGCCGCTCGCCTGGATGCGGACCGACGCGAACCCGTGGTTGAACTTGTTGAAACGGGCATATTCCGGGCGCAGGTCACACAGGCATCCCGTCGACCATGTGACGATCTCGCGGCCGAACATGTCGGGCTCGCTGTGGGCACTGGTGCGGTGGCAGTGGCCCTTGAGCGAAGTGTGATGCAGCCGCATGAACGATCCGCGGGCCGGGTTCACGGGGGCCGAAATCCCCTTGCCCTCCTCGTGTCCGTGGAGGATCGGGAGCTGCCCCGCCATGATCGGCCGCTGGTCCTGGACGAACTCGATCCCGTGATCGTCCATGTCGAGCCACTGGTCGAGGCCCATCCGCTTCTCGTCGGAGATCTCGGGGGCGTGCTGCCACAGCCAGTGGTTCCACCGCTCCTCGTGGTTCCCGGCCTTGAACACGATCGGGATCGAGGCGAACTGGCTGCGGATCCATGCGAGCATCTCGCGGGTGGCCGACACCTCGGCCTTGAAGTTCCGCTTCCGCGGGTCCTTCGTGTAGCGGCTGATCGCGTAGAAGTCGGCGATGTCGCCGTTGAGCACGAGGGCGTCGATCCGGTCGCCCTGGAGCTGGTCGACCGCGGCCCGGAGGGCGGTCTCGTCGTGGTAGGGCACGTGGATGTCGGACAGCACGCCGACGTTGCCCGTCACGCCGA